CATCGGACAAGCAGCGTCGTTTCATGGCGGCCGCAGCCCACGACCCTCAGTTTGCCAAGAAGGCCGGCATTCCTACCAAGGTTGCCAAGGAATACAACCAGGCGGACAAGGGCCCCAAGTTGGCAGCGGCTATGAGGAACATGAAACGCGATGACACATAATTCCAGTTCGTTCAAAAAAGGCAGCAAAGGCGGTCCTGGTCGCAAGGCCGGCAAGTCAAACAAAGCTACAATCCTAGCCCGCGAGGCCATTTCCCGCTTTGTTGACGGCAATTCGGCCAAATTGCAGGAATGGCTGGACGAAGTTCATGACCGGGACGGCCCGCTGGCGGCAATCAAGTGCTTTTCGGACCTTATTGAGTACCACGTTCCCAAGCTGTCCAGGACAGAAGTTACGGGCAAAGAAGAAGGCCCAGTTGAGCTTGTGATTAAATGGTCAACAGAGAAGTAAAGATAGCATACTCGCCTCGCAAGGCGTTTATGCCATTCCATAACCGCAAGGAAAGGTGGGCTTGCCTTGTAGCCCACCGCCGCGCCGGCAAAACCGTAGCTGCGGTCAATGACATCATCAGGGCTGCTGTAACATGCAAGACAATCAACCCGCAATTTGCCTACATTGCCCCATTCCGCAGCCAAGCCAAGAGCGTAGCGTGGGACTATCTCAAGCGGTACAGCGCGCCAGTAAGCAAATCCGTCAATGAAGCCGAATTACAAATCGATCTTATCAATAACGCCAGAATCAGGCTTTTTGGCGCTGATAACGCCGACGCCATGCGTGGTTTGGGCTTTGATGGCGTGCTTTTAGACGAATATGGCGACTTCCGCCCTTCTGTGTGGGGCCATGTTATCCGCCCAACTTTGTCCGACAAAGAGGGCTGGGCTGTATTTATGGGTACGCCCAAGGGCAAAAACCAATTCTGGGACATTTACTCAGACGCCAAGAAGATAGAGCTACGGGACGAATGGTTTGTCTTAAGGTTGACGGCCACTGATAGCCAGATCCTACCCAAGCACGAACTTGATGCAGTCAAAGCCCAGATCACGCCCGACCAGTATATGCAGGAATACGAGTGCAGCTTCGAGGCGGCAATCCTTGGCGCGTTCTACGGCGTTGAGATGCGCGAGGCCCAAGACCAAAACCGCATTGGCGAAGTGTCCTATGACCCGGCCCTGCCGACCTACACGGCATGGGACTTGGGCTTTAGGGATGACACGGCCATTTGGTGGTATCAAGTGGTCAGCAATGAGATCCACGTTATTGACTATTATGCTGTCTCAGGCGCAAGCATTAAAGACATTGCAGAAGTCGTTGCAAACAAGCCATACCATTACAACAAGCATTACCTGCCACATGACGCCAGAGCCAAGACGCTTGCGGCGCAGGGTAAGTCAATCATCGAGCAACTGGCTGAACACCTTGGCTTGGCGAACATAAATGTCGTGCCTGACCTTGGCGTACAGGACGGCATTCAGGCTGTGCGTATGACGCTGCCCAAGTGCTACTTTGACGAACGCAAATGCGCTGAAGGCATTGAAGCATTACGCCAGTATGAGCGCGAGTACGATGAGGACAAAAAGGCGTTCCGCGCGGCTCCCAAGCATAACTGGTGCAGCCATCCTGCGGACGCGTTTCGTATGTTGGCTGTTGCATGGCGGGGCGAAGTGGCCCCTAAGATCACGGCGAGCGAGCGCCCACTGATTGTGGGCAGGACTAATACGGCAACGCTTAACGATATGTGGGCGTCTGCCAAACCAAAGAGAAGGGCTAGACTATGAGTGGTGTTAGCAATCCGTATGAGTATCAGTATGAACACGTTGCCGCGTCACAGACGGCGCACGTTCTTGGCGGGACGGGAGCGGTGGGCGACTATCTGCATCGTTTGATCTGCACGGTCAGCACGGCGGCGACAAGCGTTGTAACGATCTTGGACGGTTCGACTTCGCATATAGTCTTGCCGAATGCTGTTGGCGGGGGCATTGGCGTTTACAACATTGAAGTAAATGCGGCGTCCAAAACCGGCGCATGGAAAGTCACGACTGGCGCTGGCGTTGAAGTTCTGGCCGTGGGTATCTTCAGTGCGTAAGGCTGGATTGTACGCCAACATTTTGGCGAAGCAGGAACGGATCAAAGCCGGGTCTGGCGAGAAGATGCGTAAGCCGGGCGAGCCAGGTGCGCCGACTGCCAAGGCGTTCAAGGAGTCTGCCAAGACTGCCAAGGACGTTAAGAAAGACAGCAAATGACCGCAGCATGGACGCGCAGCGAAGGTAAGAATCCTAAAGGCGGTTTAAACGCCAAGGGACGCGCGTCCTACAAGGCTGAGACTGGCGGGACGCTAAAGCCCCCGGTCAAGGCTGGCGACAATCCACGCCGCGCGTCATTCCTTGCCCGGATGGGCGGTATGCCGGGTCCGATGGAGAAGGATGGCAAGCCTACCCGCTTGGCGCTGGCATTACGAGCCTGGGGTGCGTCCAGCAAAGAAGACGCCAAGTCCAAAGCCGCAGCAATTTCTAGTCGTAACAAATAAGGAAACACAATGGCTATCGACCCACAGCGCCTAGCGGAAATCATGCAACGTATGCAGTTGGCCCAGCCCAATGGCCCCGCGCCTGACGGCGCTCAAATGGGCGGTGCGCCTATGCCCCCGCCTGACATGGCTCCAATGGGCGGCCCGCCGATGGGTGACCCGATGGGCGCTCCGCAGGGCGTCCCCATGCAGATCAACGGCACAATGACGCCGCAGCCAATGGGCGGCCCGCCTCCTGGCATGGCTCCGCGTCCCATGATGCCGCCCGGTGGTATGCCGCCGCGTTAAGGAATTAGGTCATGGCAGATACACGCAAAGATGTTTTGCAGACGCAGTTTGACTCCTTGCGTCCTGATGGCACGACAAAAGGCGAAGGCTTTTTTGGTAAACTTGCTAGGCCCGACGGGCTTGTAAGCACGGAAATTAGCATAGGCGTACCCATTGACGGAAAAGAAACTCTTATTCCGTCTATGGTGCCTACACTAAACAAAGCGGAACTAGATGAGCTTCTATCCTTACCCGAAGGCAAAATACCGTCTTTGGCAATTAGGCAAAAGGCCCAAGCCCATGCAGAAGAACGCATGAAAAAGGGATTGCCGTTTTTTGCCTCTACTGACGAAGAAGGTCAGTCCACAGTTCCGAAAGAGTAGGGTTAGTCATGGCATTGGAAAAAGTCGATTCGACTGTCCAGAGACTTCTTAGCAATATTCATACTTACAACAATGAATATAAGAAGTGGGAAGCGCGTACTACGAAGATCATTCGCCGTTACCGCGATGACCAAGGTACTAGCTCTGGCATGAACGAAGCCGCGCGGTTTAACATCCTATGGTCCAATGTCAGCACGTTGGTTCCGGCTGTGTATGCCAAGCTGCCCAAGGCCGATGTCTCACGGCGGTTCGGCGATAACGACCCCGTGGGCCGTGTTGCGTCCTTGCTGATCGAACGCGCCCTTGATTATGAGATTGAGCATTACCCTGATTTCCGTTCGTCTATGCGTCATGCTGTAGAAGATCGTTTTCTTGGCGGGCGCGGCGTGTCGTGGGTGCGCTATGACCCGCATATTAAGCAGCAGGACGTTCCCGAAGATGGCTACCAAATCACCGAAGACATTGAAGAAGGCGAGTCCAGCGGCGCGGAAGGCGACATCCTCAACCAAACAGCCGGAAACGATGGCCCCCCTGAAGAAATTGACTATGAGTGCGCCCCCACCGATTACGTTCATTGGAAGGATTTCGGCCATTCTTGCGCTCGTACTTGGGAGGAAGTAACCCAAGTCTGGCGCTGGGTGTATATGTCCAAGGATGCTGTGGCGGAACGCTTTGGCAAAAAGGTTGCCAAGAAGATTTCGTTTAACAGCAGCCCAGACAGCCTGTCCAAATACGGCCAATCATCTAAGAATAACGACAAGGCCAAAGTCTGCGAACTGTGGGACAAGGAAACCGCTAAGGTTTACTGGCTCATGGATGACTATGTTGAACTGCTGGACGAGCGCGACGACCCGCTAGACTTGGAAGGGTTCTTCCCATGCCCCAAGCCGCTGTACGCGACCACGACCAGCGATAGCCTTATCCCAGTGCCTGACTTCATCCTGTATCAGGATCAGGCCAATGAACTCGATATCCTGACTGACCGCATTGACGGTCTGGTCAAATCCCTGCGCGTCCGTGGTGTGTATGATGCTTCGCAGCCAGCACTACAGCGTTTATTGACAGAAGGGGACAACAATACGTTGATCCCCGTCGATAAATGGATGGCCTTCAGCGAGAAGGGCGGCCTGAAGGGTTCTATCGACCTTCTGCCCATCGAGACGTTGGCCTCCGCGCTCATTAATTGTTATCAGGCACAGGCCAACATTAAGGGGCAAATCTATGAAATTACGGGCATTTCAGACATTCTGCGCGGCGCTGGCGCGGCTTCTGAATCGGCCACGGCCCAGCAGCTTAAAGGGCAATATGCAGGGCTGCGACTGCGAGCTATGCAGGAAAGCGTTGCTCTATTTGCCAGCGAACTACTGAGGCTTAAGGCGCAGATCATCTGCACCAAGTTCCAACCTGAAACTATCCTGCGTCTAGCTGCGGCTCAGCAAATGTCCCCTGCCGATCAGCAGATGATCCCCCAAGCCTTGCAACTGATGCAGGA